AAAAATATCCGCAATAGTTTGACGCTATCCGCGATATTCTCTAGTGTGGGCTCACGGTAGCGATGAAGCTGCCACTAACCGAGAACAGACAATGAACTGCGTCGAACTATTTGCTGGTGCCGGTGGCGCTGCTCTCGGCCTGGAGGCTGCGGGCATTTCCCACTTAGCGTGTGTCGAGCTCAACCCTGACGCCTGCAAGACTCTGCGAGCTGCAGGTCTGCCTTGCGTCGAGGGTGATGTCCGAGACCCTGACCTCTATGAGTCCCACTGGGTGGGCTGTGACTTGCTCTGGTCGTCTTTTCCTTGTCAGGCATGGAGCACTGCAGGCAAGCGCGAAGGAGCGAAGGATGAGCGCAACGGGTGGCCCTGGACTGTCGATGCGATTGACTGTCTCGAGCCCACATGGTTCGCCGCTGAGAATGTGGTCGGACTACTGAATCACAAGGGTGCCTGTAAGCAAGGCAAGCACTGTGTCGGGCTTCCAGGGTGTCCGAATGCTTACTTCCATCAGGTCATCATCAAGCAGCTCGAGGAACGCTTCGCTTGGGTCGGTTACAAGATCCTGAACGCGGCAGACTTTGGTGTGCCCCAGAAGAGGAGGCGCATCATCATCGTCGCTGGCCCGAGGCCCATTGCGTGGCCGAGAGAGACTCACGCCGACCCGGCTAAGAAAGGCGACCTCTTCAGCTCCTCACTTTCCGCGTGGAACAGTGTAGGTGATGCACTTAGCATCGACGGTCGAGTCATCGGAGGTGGCCGAAACCCTCAGTCGAGCGACCTTGCTCACAAGCGCAACTATCGAGACTTAACTGATGAGCCTTGCACGACGATCCCAGCCAGCCAGATCGGGAACGCTGGGCCTTGGGTAGAGCCCGGTCATCGCAGACTCACGGTTAACGAGTGTGCCATCCTTCAGGACTTTCCTCGAGGTCATCAATTTCATGGCACCAAGAAGAGTCAGTACATGCAGGTGGGCAACGCTGTCCCGCCGAAGATGGCAGAAGTTATCGGCAAGGCAATCGTGGAGGCTAACGAGCGATGAGCCAGCCATCTAAATGGAAGAGCGAGGAGTGCGTCCTCTCACTGTGCCTCTCGGATGAGAGCGTGCTGCATGAGCTCAAGTCCTACGGGCTCACACCAGAGCACTTCTTCTATCCCGGCCACCGAGCGATCTTCCGAGGGATGATTGACGACATGCGTCAGGGGATGGCCCCGGACCAGGCCACCCTGCTGGACCGTCACATGCCGCACATCGGACAGGGAGGGGCCTGGGATAGCTTCGATGCCTTGAACGGAACCCTGGAGCGCGTGGTCTCGGCTAGGCCCCCTAGGAGGAACCTGCGGGGGCACGTCGAGAAGATCCTAGATGCCGCCCGACGACGTGAGCTTGTGCGCTCCTGTGAGCGAGCCCTCGCGATGGCGAAGGATGAGCTCCCTACCGACGAGGTCATGCGTGAGGTGCAGCAAGCAGCCATCGCAGCGAACGAGTCTGCGACGACGAGCGCAGACCTTCTCACTATGGAGGACATTGCCCGTGAGGCTTGTGACCGAGCTGTGCGCGTTGCATCTGGTGAGGAAGAGAACACCGTCGTGGAGTTTGGGCTCCGAGACCTTGACTCGAAGTTCTCTGCTCGACTGGGGAACTACGTCCTAGTCGGAGCGCGGCCCTCGATGGGGAAGACTCACTTCCTGCTCTCCATCGCAGAGAAGATCGCCAGGAAGTCTGGACCCGTCCTCTTCTGCAGTGTCGAGATGGGGACGACTGCCATCGGTGACCGCATCTTCGCTCACGACGCCCAGGGCGACTGGTCGGAGAACAGTGAGGCTGCGAACTACAGCGCGGGCAAGGTGATGAACCGCTGGTCGGGGATCCCCCTGATGCTCGACACCCGCTCGCGGACACTCACAAAGCTGCTGTCCTCCATCCGGGTGGCGAAGCAGCGGCACGGGATTGTCTGTGCGATGGTGGACTACCTGCAGCTTGTGAGGCTTCCCAGGGGGAGCAGCCGTGAACAGGAAGTCGCTCTAGCATCGAGGGAACTAGCAGCCCTCGCTCACGAGCTCGACATCGTCCTCATCGTGGCTTGTCAGCTAAACCGTCAGCTAGAGAACCGACCCTTGCGTGACCGTAGGCCGAGGATGTCTGACTTGCGTGAGTCTGGTCAGCTCGAGCAGGACGCGGACGGGATTCTCTTCCTGTTCCGAGAGGCTGCTTACAACCCGGCCACAAACACCCCGGAGCTGCTCGAGGTGGGGATCGCGAAGCAGCGCAACGGTCGAGCCCCCCGCACCGCTTTCTGCCACTACCAACCCGGTGATGGCTATGTCCGCAACCTTTCACCCGGCGACCAGATGCGCGCTCAAGCGCAGAAGTCCAAACACTAGGAGCACGCAATGAGCAAAGAACACAGAGGTCTAACAGCACCACTCGGTGACCGACCTTCCAAGCCCTTCTTCATCAAGGGACCGATGGCCAATCACCTGATGAACATGATCCTAGATGAGCCCCGCTGCCAGTCCTGCGCGAGGCACATCTCGTCAACGGAGGGATGGGGTGTCGTGGCAGATGTCCGTCGAGACAGCCCGAACGAGGACGCCTACATCCAGGCTGTGCGGCTCTGCTCGCGATGCTGGGCCTTCCCCGCCGATGCGATGCGTCAGCTCACCAGGGGTTGGCTGTGATCAACCCAGGACAGTTGTTGACCCTAGTCGTTGATACATTCAAGCCCGCTGGAATTTGCCAGCGCTGGGGATGCGGACTGATGGTGGGGAAACGCTCTGCGTTTGGACCTGGCCCCATCTGCCTTGTCTGCGAACACAACCTTCGAGCCAATGGAACAAGCAATGAAGACACTACCGAGATTCAAGTCACGCCCCCACGTCCTCACCAATACTGCTCTCGGCAGGATGCGGTCTTGCGAGAGGAAGTACTACCTCCGAAACATCGCGGGCCTAAAGTCCCCCTTTAGGTCCACAGCGCTCGGCATCGGGTCTGCCTTCCACGAGGGCATCGAGAAGCAGTGCGAAGAAGTCGCCGCTGACTACATTCGGAACGGTTCCGATAACGGTATGCCCGAGGGTTTCGTCAACGAGCGGCTTGAGGAGATGGCGATTGTGGCAAGGGAGATGACCCGAGCTGCGTTGAACCGCTGGCTCGATTGGCCCGAGTACCGAGAGGTTCCCTTTCGGATGCCGGTCTTTAGCTCTCAGGGTCGTGCCTCATCCAAATACGACTTTGGTGGGGTGATGGACGGGTTCCCGTCCGACCGCGAGCATAGCTTCTGGAAGGACAAGATCGGAGAGTGGAAGACGACCGGAAGGCTGTCCTCCGACTACATCCTAGGGCTGCAGACGAAGAGCCAGCCCTCAGCCTACTGCTACGCAGCCTCGAGGCTCCTAGGACGCCCCATCAGGACTGTGGTCTACAGGATTGTCCAGAAGCCCACCATCAAGCGACGGACGAAGCAGAAGCCAGAGACCCTGGATGAGTACGCCCAGAGGCTACGGGACTACTACATGGCTCGACCGGAGCTCCTCCACGAGGAGCACGTCACGAGGACTGACGACCAGATCCGAGACTGGGAGGCTGAGATGTGGGAGGTTTCCCTGCGCGCCAACGACATCCGTCGAGGCAGGAGGTTCCCCATCATGAACGATTCAAGCTGCGCCAATTTTGGACGCTGCGAATACCTCGACCTTTGTGCAAGGTCGATCACCGAGGAAGCCTTCGACGTTGTCGAGGACTTCCACCCCGAACTCACCCAAGCAATGCAAGGAGCAGGACAATGAGTTTACTACCCAAAGGAAAGCACAAGCCACGAGCCGGGATGTCGATGTCTCGACACATGATTCAGGGGTTCCCCGGAGCCGGGAAGACCACCTTCGCCAACTCTTGGCCGAACCCTGTGTTCTTGGCTACCGAGCCTGGCACCCACCTGATGGAGGCTGCGGAGGTCGAGATCCGCACCTGGGCTGACTTCAATGCAGTCATGGACGAGCTCGAATACTCGAACCACTCTTTCCACACCGTGGTTGTGGATACTGTGGATAACCTGTACGCACGATGCCTCGAGCAGGTCTGTGCAGACCTAGGAGTGCAGCACGTCTCGGAGGCCCCTTACAAGGGGTGGGACATGCTCAAGCAGACGTGGACGAAGGGCATCCATCGCTGTGCTTCGCTCCGGGCGAAAGACAATCGGAAGCTGTGCCCTCTCTTCATCGGGCACACGAAGCTCGAGCCGATTCGCAAGAAGGTAGATGGCCGCATGATTGAGACGGGGCAGGTGCTACACCGCTCCAACCTTCCAGGGTCGGGACGTGGGATCCTCCACAGCGCCATCGACTTCCTCTACGGAATCGAGATTGACGAGGCAGGGAAGCGATGGTTGATCACGCAGCCCTGCGACAACGGAGAAGCACGCTACGAAGCAAAGGGCCGAGGCACTCCCGGCCAGATGCTACCCGTGCGGATTGAGATGACCTTTGACGCGCTCAAGGGCGCATTCGATGACACCTTTGGTGGGAAGGAATAGACATGAGTTACTGGGATGATGTCTCTGTCGAAGAGACGAACACTACGAAGACCGAACACATCAAGACGGACCCGACGATCCCTGCAGGCTTCTATGCCTGCGAGGTGATCGACTGGATGGCCTTTAGCCGGGACGGAGCTCCCTGGAAGTGCAAGTGGACGCTCCGCATCGTGGACGGTGCTCACCGAGACAAGTTCTTGGTGCGCTGGTCTGAGATGATCCCCGAGCGCAAGCGCATGAACCTGCAGCTTTTCCAGAACACCATTGGTGGGCCTCCACCCTTCGACCCGGCACATGGCTTCTCAGACCTTGCTTCTGTCCAGGCCCAGATGAAGGGCGCTGTGGTCAAGGTCAAGTGCGACACATGGAAGGGTCGCAATGGCTCGACAGGTCTGAACGTCTACATC